CCTGCAAAAAGCCCTGACTAACCAGGTCGCAAAAGCAGACATCATGTTCAAAGGCGAAGTCCTCGTTTCTGGAGTGCCGGTAGATGAACTCCTGGGCCTGGAAAAACGCCTGGCGGAACTGCGCAAACTGATCGCCGCTGCCCCTACTCTGGATTCGTCCAAACAATGGGAACGCGATAGCAACAGCACCTACGGATTCCGTACCGTGACGGACGAAGTCACGACGAAAACCGAGAAAGTGCTCACTCCGGTTATCCTGGCGCCGGCTACCGACCACCACCCTGCACAGGTGAAAGAATCGGAAAGCACCGTCGTAATCGGTAGCTTCACCCGTAAAAGTTATTCCGGCGCCTGCACCCCGATGCAGAAAGCCAACGCACTGCGTGATATCGACGAACTGATCGTTGAAGTCACTAATGCACGTATGCGTGCAAACTGCACCGAAGTTGTTCAGGGTTCTATCGGCGAAGTACTGACCAACGTGATTCTGAAAAACTTCACTGCTTAATGTGTTAGTAATGGGTATTCTCACGAGTGCCCATTGATAATAAAGATTGAGGCCAACCTTATCTTTATTGTTAGTCCGTGTTGCAGGTGTGATGACCCCACTGGAAGTTCGACTCTTTCTTCTCCCACCAAACTATGGGAGAATGGCGGAATTGGTAGACGCAGTCATCAATGCACCCATAATGCGACCCGGATGGTTAGTGTTAACTTTATCTTATCGCCTCACACGCTTAAAGATAAAGAGTAAACAGTAAAATAGCGGACTGAACTTTCTTTCTCTTACGGAAAGAATTCTAGAGGTCGCGGATTCGAATTCCGCTCTGCCTACCTGGACACATTCACAGAGTGTTTCTTGGAGGCAGATAGCTCAGCCGGTAGAGCACTAGATTATAAAATAAAACTTCCAATCTTATTCTTAGATAGGTCGCGCTAAATTCTGTTTATAGCTGAATGGCTATGGGCGGTGTTGGGGATGGTTATATCCTTACCTCCGCCCTTCTTACCACAAAAGTTTCTTTTTCAAAGAGATCACTTTTTGATAAATAAATTAATCGAGAGAGGAGGGAATTCCCTCCTCTCTCCTATGCTTTTTTACGGTAAACTGTTTTAATGTAGAAGACACTTTTTAATTGAGGAATTTATGGATAACTCAACCGTTGTCATTATTTTGACGTTGAGCCATAGGCTCCGTAAATCAATGACTACACTGGCTAATGAGAATAGCGATTGGATGATTCTCTCCCATTGCCTATTGGAATGGTCGGTGCAACAATTTGTTTCACGTAAACCGGTAGAATTGATCCCTATCTTCAAAGATCTCTACGAACGCTTTCTCAAAGAGCACGAAGAGGAATTCTTTAAGGTTCGGATGGGTTACGGGTTACAAAAAGCAGAATGGAAAGACGACACGGTTTGGTTACACTTTGCAAATCGTGACCCTAAACATTTCCCGGATTGGACTATTATTAACGGATTGAAGATTCCCGACGTTAATGATAAGACGATAGAGGGCGTTGTAGTTTATCATCCGAAAGACTCCGCGGTGTATTATAGTGAAGTCAGTCGAATGCCAAGGCACGCAGTAGTACAAACAGAAGAATTTCTTCGCCTGGGTATCCACAGTAGCAAAGTCCTTCAGAACGCTTTTGATGCTACCCCTATCAATTTACTGGCGTCACGATTCTTGTTAGTGAATGACCATGAGAAATGCTGGGCAGTTTCAAAAGGTTTCTCTATGTGGTGGAAAGACACTCGTCAAGGTTACCCTACGGTTACTGAAGATCAGAGCGACGACTACGGACAGGAAAGAAAAACCAAACCGGTTTGGCGTGATAA